CGCATGGAATCCAACAAGGATACCCATTCGAATGGCAGCAATTGCCAAACCAACTCACGTGACACAGTGTCAGATGCGGATGCTAAATCTATAGTCGCAAGACTACCTGATTCAGATCCTTTCTTAGCTAGGTCACGATTCCGAGTTTGATCGGATAGATCAACTCCGGCACGCTTTAACCGCTTTTTTAGATATGTGCCAACACCTTTTTGGAAAAAACCATTAAGTGTCGGCTCCACACATATTGAGCGAAGCGTTTTCGAAGTTTTTGGTACAAAAACAAGTTTTCCTACATCGACCTCTACCGAAAGTTTTTCATCTTTCGTGTGGTAGTCGGCCCAGAGAGGTATCTCATTGAGATACTCACTCAGATAGGGAACCATATTTGTACTACACATAAGCTGGACTTCAAGTTTCACCCTAGGGTGAGACCGCGTCCTTTTAACGTTAGTTGTTGCTCCTGGTCCGAAAGAAAAATCTAAAGCGTCGAGAGACGGAACATCTCCTAGAATCCTTTCAATTTTACGAATAGCGTAATGATATATCGCGCTAACGTCAGCGTTTGCTGATGAGGGATCACTAAGACGGATATTTGTCTCACGACATTTTTCTTCTGCTTTCACGAAGAGATCTAACGCGACTTTTTCTTTATCTATACCAAGGTCCAGAAAATCTTGTTTGGAAACAAGAGCCTGTATTTGGCGAGCATATATGAAATCATCACGAGTAAATTCTAAGGAGTAATCGAACTTAAAGTCGATCAACCCTAGAAAGTCATCCTCCACTAGCAGCTGATTTAGCTGTTTCGATAGAGGACCTCCGCGTTTGGCACATTCCAGTGCAAGTTGCCTAATTAAACATAAGGAATCACTAGGACTTCTTCTCTTTGTAAAACTCATAATTACCTCTATGGTAAAGACTGATACCTAAAGTACCAGGTTGAAGAGAAAACCTAACTAAATAATTTTAGCTAGGTATGACGAGACCGGTAAATGTATACGGTGCAGGGTGTGTACTATTCTTCCAGATATCTCCGGCCGCAGTATTGGTCAGAGTTCCGGTTGCAGTCACACTCGACGCACCTTGTAAAATACCGATCATCATCCGATAAGCATTTGCCCTATCCGCAATGGTTGAACGTCTATCAACAAACATCGTGAAGATGGTTGTCGTAACGTAAGCCACTTTTGGAGGAGCAACGTACCCAGCGGATGAGCCAGAAGCACCCAATGTTTCCATTACAGGCAATTCTAACTTCGCAGTAACTTTATAATTACCATTTTTCAATTTCTCAACAATTTCGGAGAAACGAGGTTGACCTTCGATTTGTATCGAAACGTCATTCGCTCTCCATTGAGGAAACGGATTATCGGTAATTGGAATTAAAGTCCACTCTTTAGGAGTAGTTGCGTCATCTTTGACTAATAAATTTGTCATTTGTGGCATGATAGCCTCTTATAGAAAAGTTAATAAAATACTTCGACTATGGTAAAAGACCTGTTTTTGTCGTCAAATCTTATGTGACTAGGCATTTTCGCCGCACACTATAGATCCGATAACGAAAAAGGTCCACTACTTAAAGCGTTGAGCTGCTAGTGCTATTGCGTTCCAGATTCTTTTGGGACTCATAGCATCAGGCAAGGAGTTTACTCCCGGCTTTCCGACCAATAAACTAGTCGAAACGACACGTTCATAGTTCACTCCACCTCCATTAGCCGTGCATCCGAAATAGATAGCGTTCTTTGGAACGCCGCTATAGTTGAATGTTACGATTCGTGAAGTAAGGAAGCGACCTTGAAGTCCGTGGAGAACATTTAAAGTCTCCAAGTAACTACCAATAGGGATAAACCAGTCCACAACGAAGCTATAGGGTATTAATTCCCAAGCAACGGTAAGCGGATCAGTCAAACCTAAAGAGCGAGGTGCCGATAATTGTTCCTGCAATTCAGCAGTAATATTTATCATCGCCTTATAATTACAAACCCCCGTCCAATTGGATGGAGATCCAGACGTATCAACCGTGCCGGTCTTCTTTAACTGACCACGAAAACGTTGCGACCTAGGCTTCTGAGTTAATTTTTCATAAGCTTTGGACGCTTCATAAACGTCACCAAGTAAAGGGAGCCAGCCATATTGCAACTCTAACCAGCGTCCGGCTAGATCTTTATGATCTAATTTTGACGGACGTTGATTAACCCCGAAGCGTCGCGCAGCAGATTCAAACCTGCCACGTTTCAAATCGAGTAACGCACCACCTACGGATGCTAATGCGTCTACTACCATGTTTACGGTCTTTTTGCCTTCTGCAGCACTAACTGCCATGTTAAAACTATGGCCTTTAATCTGCTCAGCAAGTCGACTTTGACATGTCAGCACGTCATTAGGTCGGAAGATATTAGAAAGCGAAACTGGGGAACTAGCTGTACAACTGATAAAGTTGTTCAGGTGATTCTTGCGTCGCACTTCCTTCCATCGATTTAGAGTATAATTATTCCATTTCGATCTAGTCTTTCCTCCGACAACCTCGTATTTTCCGTCCCCCCCGACAGCGCTACTATTTTCAAAGTAGTCTGCACGGGAGATCGTGATGTTACGGGTGGTCATTTGCTCTCTTCTGAAAAGCGGAGAGCTATATCCCTAGCTAGGGATAGCAATTCAACTGAATAGTCCTGCAAAGCAGGAACTGATGCCCCAACGACGATTGCCAAGAATATCACGGCTTTCAACGTAAAGGGTAGGGATTCAAATTGAAGAGCAGATAGGACGGTTTTTAGAATATATACAATATTCATTCTTTTCTCCTCATTTGGTTGCAGGAACAAATACTCTGTAAGGGAACTTTTCCCAAACAGGTGCAGGACGTGCGGCTAAGTCCGCAGCCTTTTGTTCCTCGCGAAGGTCTTTTAGCCTCTTAGAGGCGTTTTCGCGAAGCACACGATTCGTTACAAATACGAGTTGTTTAAGCTCCCGCTGCGTTGAGACTCACGAAGAGCTACCGCAATTTATACACGAATGTAGTCGGCGACAAAGAACCACCAAAATTTACACACAGGCGATGAATCCTGGCGATGATGTGTT